TATCCTTATCAAGAAAAGATGTTTACGCATTTCAATGATAACAGATTTAGTATTGTTTTAGCTTGTCGTCAGTCAGGTAAATCTATATCTTCAGTGGTATATCTATTATGGTTTGCTGTGTTCCATCCAGAAAAAACTATTGCTATATTAGCTAACAAAGGAGCTGTAGCTAGAGAGATGTTAGCACGTATAACATTAGCTTTAGAAAATCTACCATTCTTTTTACAGCCTGGATGCAAAGCTTTAAACAAAGGTTCTATAGAGTTTAGTAATAATTCTAAGATTATAGCATCGGCTACATCAGGTAGTTCTATCAGGGGTTTATCTATTAACTTATTGTTTTTAGATGAGTTTGCTTTCGTAGAAAATGATGCACAGTTTTATACTTCTACTTATCCAGTTGTTTCTGCTGGTAAAGACACACAAATAATTATATGTTCTACAGCAAATGGAGTGGGTAATGTATACCACAAGCTATGGGAAGGTGCATCCACAGGGACAAATGATTTTGGTCCGTTTAGAGTGGATTGGTGGGACGTACCTGGAAGAGATGATGAATGGAAACGAGTAACTGTAGCGAATACATCGGAATTACAGTTCGAGCAAGAGTTTGGTAATACTTTTCATGGAAGAGGTAATACATTAATATCTGCTAATCATTTGTTAGCGCAAATGGCTAGAGAACCAATAACAATAAAAGAAAATATATTAACGTACGAATCACCTATAATAAACCATGATTATATTATGACAGTAGATGTGGCCAGAGGTAGAGGGCAGGATTATAGTACTTTTACTATCATTGATATATCAGTTGAACCATTCAATCAAGTGTGTGTATTTAGAGATAATAATATATCACCAATGCTATTACCAGATTTAGTATATAAATACGCAAATGCTTATAACGAAGCATACGTTATTGTAGAATCAAACGATCAAGGTGTTGTAGTGTGTAATGGTTTATACTATGACTTAGAATATGAGAACATGTTTGTAGAATCAGCAGTTAAAAAGAATGCGATTGGTGCTACAATGACCAAAAGAGTAAAAAGAATTGGTTGTTCTACCATAAAAGATTTAATAGAACAAGGGAAACTATCAATACATGATGCTAATACCATAGTAGAAATGACTACCTTTGTTTCGAAAGGGACATCATTTGAAGCTTCGGCATCTAATCATGATGACCTTATGATGAATTTAGTACTGTTTGCATGGTTTACTAGTACTGATATATTTCAATCTATAACAGATATAGACATGAAGAACATGTTGTATAAAGAACAACTTCAAGCAATCCAAGATGATATGATACCACTTGGATTTCTTGGTAACGTGGCTGATAATAAGCCAAAATTTGAGCAAGATGAAGACGGAACGGTTTGGTTTGAAACCCCATTGGGTAGACATGACGGGCAGTTCTAGAGTTTATTTATATTATAAATAACTATGATTGAATAAAAAAGTGTAAAAACTTTTCCGTATTATGTTAACTTATAAACAAACCTTTTTGAGAGGATAAAGCGATGGCATTTCAAGTATCACCAGGAGTTCAAGTCAAGGAAATTGACGCGACATCCGTAGTACCTGCCGTATCAACCAGCATTGGTGGATTCGCAGGATCATTTAATTGGGGTCCGGTAGACCAAGTAATCACAGTAGGTTCTGAAAAGAGCTTAGCTGGAATATTCGGTACACCAGACGACAATACTTTCTCGTACTTTCTAACGGCAGCGTCATTTTTAAAATATGGCAATGCATTGAAAGTAGTCAGGGTAGCCTCAGGTCACAAGAATGCGACTTCAGACGGCGCTGGCCAGCTAATCAAAAATGATGATGATTATATTAATAATAACTATGCAACTTCTGATGCTGATAACAAGGGACAATGGGCTGCAAAGTTTCCAGGTATCCTTGGCAACAGCTTAAAAGTTGAAACAGTTACTGCCGATATTAGCACGTCGAATTTTAACGCTTGGGCATCCCAAGGGCAATTCGATAGCAAACCCGGTACATCAGACTATGCAACTAACTTAGGCAAAAGTGCAAGTTTCAATGATGAAGTACATGTGATCGTAATAGATCAAGATGGACTTTTCACAGGTACTGCTAACACAGTATTAGAAACTTTCGCATTCATGTCTATCGGTTCAGATGCTAAGGCAAACGATGGTACAAGTAACTATTATGTAGATGTTATTAATCAAAGATCTAATTACATTAGATTTATGGATCATATCTCATCATTATCAAGTGCAGGAAGTGCACTTTCCGGACTATCGAGTCTGTCCGGTACATTAACTTCAGTAGATTCTGACAGTCTCGGAGGAGGCTTAGATGATAACGTACCAACCACTGGCGAAATTGCATTAGGTTACGACCTATTGGAAGATGGCGAAACAGTAGATGTAAATTTACTTTTTGCAACTCCAGACGCAAATGGTTCGAATGTAATTGCAAACGATCTTATTTCCATAGCAGCGGCTAGGAAAGATTGTATGGCATTTGTATCCCCACCAATCGCAGACACACAGGGGTCTTCAACACCTGCAGCAGATGTAAAAGTCTTTGCAGATACATTAACATCAAGCTCTTATGCTTCATGTGATTCAACAGCTCTTTATGTCTATGACAAATACAATGATAAATATCGTTGGATTGGAGCAGCTGGTCACGTAGCAGGACTTTGTGCTAATACAGATACTGTAGCTGATTCTTGGTTCTCACCAGCTGGTGTGAATCGTGGACAACTATTGGGTGTAGTCAAGTTGGCACATAATCCTAAACAGGCAGATAGAGATACCTTGTATAAAGCAAGAGTAAATCCGATTGTATCGTTGTCTGGTCAGGGAACTATTCTCTTCGGAGATAAAACATTGTTAAGTAAGCCTTCAGCATTTGATAGAATCAATGTAAGAAGATTATTTAACACATTAGAAAAAGCAATCTCAACTGCTGCTAAAGCACAGTTATTTGAATTCAACGATGAATTTACGCAAGCACAGTTCAAAAACTTAATTGAGCCATTCTTGAGAGATGTGAAGGGGCGTAGAGGACTAACAGATTTCTTAGTTGTTTGCGATAGTACTAACAATACAAGTCAAGTAGTTGATGGTAATCAATTTGTAGCTGATATATTTATCAAGCCTTCAAGATCGATTAACTTCATTACTTTAAACTTTGTAGCCACAAGATCAGGGGTCGAATTTACTGAGATCGCTGGTACTTCAGCATAATAGGAGAATAACATGGCAATTTTAGGAGTAGACGATTTTAAATCTAAACTAACTGGCGGCGGCGCTAGGTCAAATCTATTTAAAGCAACCGTTAATTTTCCAAGTTACGTAGCTGCTGATGTGGAATTAACATCTTTCTTATGTAAGGGAGTACAGATTCCAGGGTCAACGATAGCACCTATTGCTATACCATTCAGAGGCAGACAGCTTCAGATGGCAGGTGATAGAACTTTCGAACCATTATCATTGACAATCATCAATGATGCTAACTTTAAAGTTAGAAATGCGTTTGAGTCTTGGGCTAATGGTATTAACAATTTCGCTACTAACACTGGTCTATCAAATATGAATGATTATATTTGTGACGTAGTAGTAGAGCAGCTTAATAAAGCTGGCGAAACTGTTAAGAAATATGACTTTAGAGGTTGTTGGCCTTCTTCAGTTTCAACTATCGATTTAAATTACGATAGTGAAAACACGATAGAAGAGTTCACAGTTGAACTACAGGTTCAATATTGGGAGTCAGATACTACCTCTTAGAAGTAGTATAAATAATAATAGGAGAGGGGAACTGGTTTCCCCTCCGATATTATAGGAAATAAATTATGGCAGAATTTTTCGGATTCGAGATAAACAGGAAAAAGGGTAACAAGGATAACCTTGTATCTATAGTTCCATCCACAGAAAACGACGGCGCGGGTGTAATAAACTCGGGAGGTCACTTTGGGCAATATCTAGATCAAGACGCAGATAAACAAAAGAACGAAGTAGAGCTTATTGTAAAATATAGGGATATTGCAGCACAGCCAGAATGTGATGCAGCTATTGAAGACATTGTTAACGAATCAATTGTAGGTGACCATGATGAGGCACCTGTTAATATTATATTAGATAAATTAGAAATATCAGATAAAATCAAAGATACCGTAAGAGACGAATTTGATGTTATCCTAAAGCTTATGGGCTTCAATCAGTATTCACATGATATATTCAGAAAGTGGTACATTGATGGAAGATTACCGTATCACGTTATTATTAACGATGCTAATCCAAAAGCAGGTATTAAAGAATTAAGATATATCGATCCAACGCAATTACGTAAAGTAAAAGAGATCGAAGAACAACAAGACCCTAAAACTGGGGCAACACTGGTTGTTAAACAAGCAGAGTATTTCTTATTCCAAAACAATAAGATGACTCAAACAGATCAAGGTGTTAAAATACATCCTGATGCTATATTATATGCTACGTCCGGGATGATGGATCCAACTCGTTCTAGAATATTATCTTACTTGCAAAAAGCAATTAAGCCAGTCAACCAATTAAGAATGATGGAAGATTCCTTGGTTATCTACAGAATAAGTAGAGCACCTGAAAGAAGAATCTTTTATATTGACGTAGGTAACCTACCAAAAGGTAAAGCAGAAGAATACTTACGCAACATCATGAATCAGTATAGAAACAAATTAGTATACGATGCCGCGACAGGAGATGTTAAAGATGATAAGAAACATATGTCGATGCTCGAAGATTTCTTCTTACCGCGTAGAGAAGGTGGTAGAGGTACGGAAATTTCGACCCTCCCAGGAGGAGAAAATCTCGGACAGATTGATGATATCATATACTTCCAAAAGAAACTGTATAAAGCCCTTAACGTACCAATTAACAGATTGGAACAAGAGAATCAGTTTAGTTTAGGTAGAAGTACTGAAATATCTAGAGATGAAGTTAAGTTTAAAAAATTCATTGATAGATTAAGAAAAAGATTTTCCGATGTGTTTATGCAAGCACTTAAAACTCAATTACTATTAAAGGGTATTATAACCGTTAATGATTGGGAAAGCTGGAAAGAAAGTATTGTTTTTGACTTTATTGAAGATAACTATTTTAGTGAACTGAAAGAAAGTGAAATGATAAGGGAAAGATTCGAACTTATAACTTCTGTT